CCCTTCAACTCTGGAAAGTCCCAACGACCCTTCTTGCTGTCCAACAAAATTAAATTAGGGGCTCCCGCCTCCTCTGGAAAAAACACACCCCACGTCGTTATCGCACTATAGTCACTCGTCTCCCTCTTACTAAAAGCCGTATCATAACTCTGTATAACATACTGTAACTGCGGGATCTTCTCCTTCTCCCACTTCTTCCACCACTCCCGGGGTATAATCGCATTCTCCTCACCCGTCGGATTCTGCTGATACTGGGCATTCCACTTGCTCAATGGAATAGAAGCGCGAACCGCGGTCAAATCATCCAAACTCCAAAACTCAGGCCAACAAGCCTTGCCATCGTCAAATATAGCAGGTAACTCCACAACTTCCCACTGATCCGCTAACGGATCTTTAGCCATCGCCCTCAATAACTGACCCGTCATGTCCTTCTCAGACCACCGCGTCTGTACCAAAACAATACTACCACCCGGCTGTAACCTCTGTCGGGGGCCCCCAGTATACCAATCCCAAGCATCGTCAAAACCACTGCTGCTCATAGCCGTCTGCTCCGAATGCGGATCATCAATAATCACTAAATCTCCACCACGACCCGCCAAATTCGATCCAACACCAACAGCATAGTACATCCCACCACTAGACGTATCCCACCGACCACTGGCCTTACTATCCGCAGCCAACTTAACATCTGGAAACACCGTCTTATAATCATCACTGTCAATCAAATTCTTTGTCTTACGACCAAAATTCACCGCTAATTCCGTCGTGTGTGTCGCTTGAATGATCTTCATTCGCGGATTACGGCCCATCATCCACGCAGGAAACAAAAAAGACGCAAACTCACTCTTCGTGTGCCGCGGTGCCATGTTGATAATCAAACGCTTCAACTCCCCACGGGCCACGCGTTCTAACTTGTCAGCAATGATTTTATGATGACGGCCCGCGATGAAATCAGGCCAAACTGTTTTGACAAAAGTTAAAAAATCTTTTTGACATTTTTCATTCTTTTCAAGCTGCGCGAGCCGAAGCTCAAGCTTCAGTTTTTTCTCTTCTAGGATCACGGAATTTGCTGAACTCATAGGGGGCCCCTGTAATTTTTCACACGCAGTTTCACAATGTTTCACGTGAAACAATCCACGTAAATGTATGCGATTTTAAACGCTATTATAAGACAGTTAACCTTCGTTGCAAATACCTTATAAATATTTGCGCGAAACATGGCCCTAGCCCCCGACAGGCGCGGCACGGTGCGCGGCGCGAAAATTGCGCGATATTTGACGAAAATTAAGAAAATTGACCCGATATTCAGGGGCCCCGGCGCGTTTCAACAACGGGCATTTCATCCAGAAACACGGGCCACGGTGCCCGGCGAATTGTTTTTGGTGGGTGACCCCGGCGAATTGTGCGCGGTTTAACTTTCACCGGGTGGGCTTAATTCCGGCCCGCTGGGGTCGCATCCAGTGGTCCACGGTCCACGGTGCCCGGTACGTTTGGCGGTACGTCCAAGGGGCGCGGCCCGCCCTATTTAACTGTTTATTGCTGGCAAAGAAAAAGGCCGCTCAATGGCGGCCTAGTTCGTCGGTTGTGGGGGCGTTTATGCTTTTCTCACGTCTTCAAAGTGAAATTTATCCTTGCCAGTGGTGCGATACAGCATACCGTCACCAACCCACGTTTTGTTCATACCCAAGACGTCCATCAGCTTGGCTTCGGCGATTAGGTTTTCCATCTCCACGTCGCCTAGTTTCCTATCACAAGTTATCTTCATCAACTTCCTCCTTACTTTATGAAACGTCAATTGAAACGATAATATCACCGTCATTAATCATGTCCTTGATTGTCTCGCGGGTTTCATCGTCCCGGTTGCTGTCGTCAATGTGAGTTTCCACGATGGCGTCAACGAAACTTTCAAGGCCGTCGATGTCGTCGGCTTCTACATTCAAATCATCCTTGAACTGCTCAAGAGTTTCAAGGCGGGCTTCCAGTCCGTCCAGTTGGCGGCTATCGGTCAAGGCGGCTTTAATGCGGCCATTGATTGCGTCATTAATAACGGCACCCAAATCAACCGGGGCTTTTTCCAAATTGGTTATATGGTCGCGCAAGTTTTGAATATCTTGAATTGCCCCGCGCAAATCGCTTGCGGTTTGCAAAAGGACTTGATTTGAAAAGGTGATGGGGTGCCCTTCCTCTTGTCCCCTCTTATAAAAGGTTGATGCGCTATCTTCTAAACGGTCAAGATTTGATTTAAGTTCGATCATGTTTTTTGCTCCAACGGCGCGACGGAATGCCGGGCCTTGGGTATCTAATTATATATAAAATTATATAAAGTAAAGTATTTCATTAAAAAGGGCCGCTCAATGGCGGCCCCGGTGGTTTTTATATAGTGAGCGGTTTAATCAAACCGGGCAATATAATGGGTAGGTGACCACCTGTATTTTGACGGCACTTTTTTATCTACAATCGCGCAAATCCCGTATTGGTAAACGTACAAAACAAACCGATCATCAAAAGAAAACCGGGCCAGCGGGTGTAAATCTGGATCGCCGGGATAAGAATAAACGCCGTTTGCCCCTAACGTACCTTTAAGAGGATATTGAGCAAACCCGCCGTGACCGTAGGCGGCGTCCATTTTATTAGCAATATCCAAGATAGTAAGTTTGAGCGGGTCTACTTGCTGGGCTTCAAGGCAAGCCGTGCAAAAGAAATCCGGTATAATGCCGCAAGCTTCCACAAGGTGATCCGGGCGGGCGTTGCCTATTTCCGGGTCACGGTTTGGATTTAATACGCGATCAAGAATAAAATCACTAGCGCGAAAGTTTTCTGAAAAAATTTTTGTCATGTTTTTTGCTCCAATGGCGCGACGGAATGCCGGGCCTTGTTATCTAATTATATATAAAATTATATAAAGTAAAGTCCCCAACGAAAAAGGGCCGCGCAATGGCGGCCCAACCTCTTTATATATAGAAACGATTTAGGCGGTTACTTTATCCAATAAAGCCCCGGCTTTTTTCTCAACTTCTATCCGGGCGTCCTGATGTGGAACGTCGCGGGCGATTGCGGTTATTGCTTGCGCGGCATCCCAAATATTTTCAACCGGGCGGCCCTCTTCCTTCAAGTGACGGGCTGCGGCGGCTTTTGCCATACGTCCAGATAGTCCGGCCCGCTTGCTTAGAAACTCCAACCGCTCTTCATCATCGCTTGCAATCTTTGCGGCTTTGGCGGCCTGCACCCCTTCCACAAAAGAAAAGGTTGAACCATTAGCAAACGATTGCAACGCCGGGCGGGCTTCCATTGCGAAACGATCCGGCGCAAATTTAGTATGCCGGATTTTAATCTCGTGGAAATTTTCCACGCCCCACAAGTTTCTATTCATGCAAACGCCGCGCAAATACATTGCGGCGATCCCGGCGGTTTTGCTTCCGGTTTCGCTGTTCCATGCATAGAACCCGCGAAACATTAAGTCTGGCTCACCGTTGGCAAGCTTACCGACTTCAATGGGGTTGCGGTCATCCACAAGGAAAACAAACACGTCCCGGTCGGATGCAAATAACGTGGTTGTGTCGTTTGTTACTGGGATTTCTGGATCATAAACGGCCATACCGTCACGGCTTCCGGTCATCATGCCCGGCACTTTCCAACGTCCGTCGGATGCGTCAACCAAGTTTTTGATTGGTTCTAATATTTCCCAGTCAAAAATCCGGCCGTAATCCGGTCCGGTTGCGGCTCTTAGTTCCCCGCCTTGGGCTTGGTTGCCGTATACCTTTATTAACTCTTTACCCCGGTTATATTTCAAACCCCATTGAATACAGTCCGCCGCAATCGGTGCAGGCAAGTCTTTTAAATATCCGGCGGGTGCCCCGGCAAGTTGTGACAATTGGCCAAAACTCCAATTAGTCGGAAGGTTGTTATGCTCTTGGTTATTATCGTCGGTATATTCAACAAAGATATTTCCCCGGCTAGGGTTTGCTTCGTCGTAATCGCCTATGATTTTAACCTTGTGAGTGTCAACGGTGCGGGAGGTCATCCGGCTTGCGTCAACTTTCTTAAAATTAAGCATACTATCCAAAGATAGAAACTTTTGGTCATCCGGGCGGTTATACCACTGGGATGAAACCGCACTGTTTCCAATGCCATGCGATAATGCGTCAGTTTGGTAAGTCATGTTTTTAACTCCTAGTTAAATAAAAAAAACGGGGCAGGAATACCCCGCCCCTATAAACTCGCATAATATTAGATACCTTGCAAGCTTTATTTTTTCAAAAGTTAACTTGCTCCAATATCCCCGGCAATATGGTGCCGCAATATGGTGCGCGGTGCCAAGCTTTTAGCAAACCGTCGTAACTTATCCCCGTCGGTTTCCTCTTGGTTTTGTTTTGCGGTATCCATCCAATGCAAAAGGACATTGCCCCCGGTAGCATAGCACCCGCCCGGATCGTCTGGGTTAGCGGCTTTCTTTTTATGAACACCGTGCGCGGTAAATCCAACGGCATAATTTCGTTTAAGTTGAGCGCATAACGGATCACCCGCGCCGCATTGGTTACATCCAAAATTCTCGCGGTATTCCGCCGGGCATCTCACAATTTTTACATCGTCAACCGCCCGCGATTTTTTACCTTGCCAAAAATCTAAGGGAACCGCGCAAACCGTCGGTATGTTTTGTTTAACATATCGCGCCGCAAGTTCGGAAGTTTTGGCGGAATAGTTTATAACAGTTTTGCCCGGCTTTAATTTTTTTGCCCAGTATAACGGGTTAAAATGTGAATAAGTAAACGCAACCCCTTTATGCGGTACGGCGTCAATAACGGCGTCCAAATAATCTGGGTCAACTTTTGACGCGCCACACCCGGACGGGTTTAACTCGCACGTTGCCGGACACGTTCCAAAGTTATCATTTTCGCCCGCTCTATAAGTTACCGCAACGCCCTTAGTTTTCTGCGCTCGGCTAATTTCTACAGTTTTTAACATGGTAATTTCATCCCTTTAATCTGGGAATATGTATTCCAATGCACTGCCCATAAATCACGAAGCCCTTGCCCCGTATCTAAAACAATTGACTGGATACGTCCGCCCGTTAATGAAACGTTATTATTAGCATATTGATAAGCTTGCGGCGCGTTTAAAAAGTCTTTTTTTAAAACGTGGCCATTGTTAAACTTAATTAATAGTTTCATGGTTGCCCCCATTGTTTGATATAAGATATATCGCATACCCTACAATATAAAAAAGCCCGGCGTCAACCGGGCTAATTAAATTATTTTTTACGCCGCCTTTGTCGGGGCTTGGGGCGCGGTTTTGATCGTTGTCTTTTTTGTTGTTCTTCAAACTTTTCTAAAGCTTCGTCGCCATATTTTAAACGGGCAAATAATTTAATTAAAAAAAACATTACCAATCCCTTCCAAATACTTTTGCAAATACTTCGTCGAGAATTTTTTCTAGTTCATCTTTTGTCATGTTTTTCCCTCATTTTTTTAAAGTTAAGTTCTACTACTTCCGGTTGTTTAAAAATATCCACCACCGCAACGCTATGATAGTTTGCACCAGTATCGTTAGAAAAATTTCTACGAGCAATTTCTGCCGCCTTCACAATGTCTTCAGCGTCAATTATATGAGTTGCAGAAACCACGCCTTCCACAACTATTTGGTAAGTTTTTTTAGCCATCACCAGCTCCCTGTGTATTCTACATCGCGCAAGAAACCGTCGTTACGGTCAAGCCAAGCGGCGGCATCTCGAAAGATTTTTGCAGTCTTCGCAACCTGTTCCGGTTCTTTGTAATGAGCGTCAATCTCAGGGCTATAATCTGCGTCAGGCAATCGCCCTTGCTCCACGGCTTCAGCAATTTCCAAAAGTTCTTCTTTGTCTATTGGAAACTGGTGGCGATTTTCGTCGCCGTAGTTATCATTAATATAATTGTGCAATGCCCAGTGGTTACGCCATTGGCCAAGGTCAAGCCGCAAGCTTGTGACCTCGTAACTATCAACCTTTTGTCGTTGATGTTTACCGTCGTGATTTGGGATAAACTTATCCCCCGTTAGATACATATCTAGTCCCATCACACTTGCTCCTCTATGCTAATTGTTTCTTGTTCATACCTTTCTTCGGATTTATCACGATAAGTTGTGAACAACTCACTTGCTTTTTCTTCAGCTTTGTTTTGATCGCTGGCTTCAACCTCAATAGTTTTTGTGACTATTGCGTTAATGGTGACTTTATACTTTGCCATAATCTTCTCCATTGTTAAGTTAAGACTATGCGATCTTATGCGATTATCTAGGAGAAATCAACCCCAGTATTTTTTCCCAGTCAGGTTCACCTTCTTCAAAGTAAACTGGATCAACTGCCAGACCTTCAAACTTTAAGTCCATAGCGTCACTTGCAGGGTACAAATACACACGTTGAGGTAACGTCTTTGTCTTAACCTTGCGAACCAAAACCCAAGCACTTCCATGTGAATGTGACGTTAACCAAGATACTTGATGAGGTCGAAGTTCAACCGCGTTACCGCCAGTGGCTTTTAACTCTACAAAATGAAACAAACCTTTTTCATCACATAAGAGAACGTCGGGTACTCCCGGCATAGCCCATGTTTCAAGTCTAGTGGATTTGATCTTTCGGTTGCTTCTCTCCATCCCCGATTTCATCATCCGCCACAAGTCGGCTTCTCGCTTTGTCGCGGTTTTGGGGATTGTCCTGTCCTTCGGGAGTAATGTCGATAGTGATCGGGGCATAGCTTTGTTTGATTTCCTTTAGTGCGTTCAAGACCTCTTCTTTACTCATGGAGTCGATACTCCCGTGTCTTATCTCGCTTTTGCTTACATAAATATCGCCTTGTGCTTGCCCCCGACGATATTCGGCTTGAACGGCGGCAGAGTATGCACCGTTAGTTAGAGCCATATCTCTTATCAATTGCAGGTCTTTAATATGGCGTTGGTAATGTACCCCGTATTTTTCATCCAGTTGGGCACGATATTCTTGAATAGCGTTTACAACGTGTGGACTAATATTAGGATTGGTTAGTTCGTAAGCTCTAGTGTGTGCCGAGCCTGCGGGGTAGCCTGCTTCAATAGCGGCTTCTCTCATAGTTATCTGCCCATCTTTAGAAACCAGTTCTTTAACAAACAGTTCTTGCCGTCGTGTTAATGGTTGTTCCCTTGTGGCTCTTGGCCTTCCGGGTTTCTTTCTAACAACAGGTGTTATTGTTTTAGGTGCTGTTTTTTTCCTAGCCATAATGTTCTCCAGTTATTTCCAGATACTTTGCCTTAAAACTTCCCTTTTGTATATATAGAGAAGCAAATATATTTTTTATAAAAAAACTTTTTGAGGCCCATTATGCTGATTTGAACATTAGGCCCTCTGGCACTTATTCACATTATTGGCACATTTTTATTTTTAAATATGTGTCTTCATAACCCTATATATATAAACGACTTTTTGTCCAAAGACACACGGTTACACCGGACACACCTATTTTAACAAAAAATATTTTTTTTCTATTTGCTTCTCTATATACATAGAACCGTGTTTAATTGTGCCCCGGTCCGCGATCCACATAAAAAAGCCCGCGATCCGTGAACCGCAATTCACTTAGAACGTATCTTAGGCCGCAAACTTACAGTTAAATTTTTAGGCGGGTCATAAGAGTAGAAGACGTGTTTACCGATCCGGACTATTCTATGAAGGGACTTTCTCCAAACGGGTCGCACCTTGGTCGTATGGTAATGGTCCGCGGACGTAGAGGGAAGGACGCTTGGGTCGTCTATAATTTCTTGAGCTAGGGTTTTAGAAATTTTCCATGCTTCTTCATCTTTAGGAACGGGCACCCATCCTTTTCGTACAAACGAGAACTGGCGTGGTTGCATAATTACGCCGCACATATCTGGGGGAAATTTTTTAGACTCCATGCGGTTGACGATTACTTTAGCCACCATCATTTGCCCGGTAGAGGGTTCGCCTCTTGCTTCGTGATACAAAGCAAGGGCCAAGCACATTTCTGCCAACATTTAAAAACTCCCAAGTATTTTTTTACTCGTCGTCCAAATCATCTTCACCGAGGTCTACTTCACCACTGCCGTTGCACACTTCGCAAGTAACTGTTCGGGAGTCTATTATTCCAATGTCGCGGTCAAAGGACTGTGGTCTAAAGAACTCTTCTTCCACTTCCCCTTCACCGCCACATTCTTCGCATTTCATCTATGTTGGCCTTTCATCCAATTAACGTCCTTTAAAAGATTTTGTGTTTCTCGTTTTAATTTGTCGAGGGCCACTGTTAATCTTGTTATTTCGTTACGTTGTTTTAGGTTTTGGCTTTGCAACGTAAGGATTTTTGCGTTTTTCTTATCTTCTTCGGTCATTTTTATTACCTCAAGTTAACAAACTGTAAAGCATGGCGGCAATTGCCAGAAGTATAAGTGGGATAAACACTTTGTTGCTAGATATTTTTTTAACCCAGCTTATAGGCTCGTCCCAATCCATTGGCCCGGAACCTTCACCCTTGCGGGCTTCTTCCAGAAAAGCATCACCATAGGGCACTCTAAGCTTTTCATCTTTTATGTCATCTAGTTCTTGCACGTCATCATCAAACGCCCAAGCGATTACTTTTGCTTTGTCCCAGCGGTTCACGAGCCGTGGTCCGCGGGAACTGGGGCTGGGTGTTTTTTGGATTTCCGGGAACGTGCCATCTTTTATCTTTTTAAATACGGTCGATTTAGAAAGTTTAGTGATTTCACATACTTCATTTATGTCTATTAATTTCATGTCGTTCTCCTTTAGTTAAAACGTGGGAGAAGTATAAGACATTATGGGATTAAGTCAACTAATGTATTCCGTCACTGCCGGGATGGTTCTCAGCGGCGCGGGTCGCGTTTATTGCAGCGTTTGTCATGCAGGACGAAAGCAGGCCCAGCGCGGTAGCCGGATCGGGGGACACGGCGATAAGGTGGGAGATAAGATGAGTAAGGGAACCGCCGATAGCGGCTCCTTTGTTTAGGCCCATTTCTTCAAACTCTTTTAGAAGTTCGTGCGTACACTCTACGGCTTGCAGAAAGTCTTCTTTATTCTGCCGCCATCCTTCTTCTAAGAGTTCTGCATCTTCTTGGGTTCCCATGTATCTACCTCTGCGTACCATTTATCCCCGCTCTTACTTTCGCACACTTGGACGTTAATCCAATCACCTTTTTGTTCCGCGAGCCACGCTGCGAGGTCTGCTCGTTTTATACTTAGGTTACATTTTATCCAATCTGGAGCAGTTTCTCTAGGTTTTTTTGCCATGAGACCGTTTACAAACACTTTTTCCATATTTTTCTCCTTTAAAAAAAATAAACCCCTAGCTGGGGGCAACCGAGCTAGGGGCTAGTCTTGTCTTAACTATAGAGCATGAGGCATGACCCTCAAAAGCCCTTATAAACCCCTTATATGCGATATGCAATACTTAATCGCATACCTCTTCTAAATATTCTGCATTTTCTATTTGATCTGATACAGTCAGATTACAGATGCCACAGAACCTTACGAGGTTTTTAGCGTCTTTTTTAACAATTTTAAGCTTTTGCTCGCACTTTGGGCACAGGTTTTGTATTAATCTCTTGTGAAATTCCCCTGTTCCCTTGGTTATCATCTGCAAATTCCTTTTTGGATTCTCTGTACCAATCAAAAACAAGCCGTAACTGCCCGCCAATGGTGCGGCCTTCGGTTTTTGACAGTTCTTTTATCTCTTCATACACTTCTCGCGGTACGAGAATGCTTTTCCAACGTGTTGTATCCATTTTTTTCTCCAATGCGCTTACGCATGTCTAGGATAATATAGGAAAATATACAAGATTGCAAGAAAAGAGTGGGACATAAAAAAAGACGACACTGGGTGGAGCGTCGTCTTTTAAAGAAGCACGAACTTCTTTTACCTAGAGTTTCCTCCAGCATCAACATTTTCTGTATATCAGTTAAAAACAGGCAGTCAAGTAAAAAAACCCCGCCGAAGCGGGGCAGTTAAGCGAGCAGTGTCCAAACTACTGTGCTTCGCCCCAAGATGGTCCTATTTCAACATCACATTTACTAGGAACTTCCAGAGGTATAGCAGTCTCCATAATGTGAGCGATTTTCTTTGCGTCGTCAACAGTTTTTACCGACATTGCAATCTCATCATGGATTTGCACCATAGGTAGGTATCCTGCCTTATATAAATTTACCATTGCTTGCTTTGTCATGTCCGCGGCAGATGCTTGGATCAACCTGTTCATAGCTTTGTATGTGTAGGCCCTCTTTAGTTTGGTCGTGGGCCCATAAGCGTCAACCGCGTCTTTGTAGGGCATAGCCTTGTTCATAGCAAAAGTATCTGGCTCCCAAAGGTCAAACCGTGCTTTACGGCCTGCCAGTGAGCGCAACGCCCCTGCTGACGATTTCTCGTTTAGCCTGTTCAT